CTGGATGAACTGCTCCACGCCGTCAAGCCTGTTGCTCTGCGTGGTATTCAGCGCATCCAGAAGCGGTAATACGACTTCAAACGCGCCCATATAGATGGAGTTGCAGGGGTATTCCACCAGCGTGACCATGCCGAAGTTATGCGTAACGCTGCTCGTAATGGCGGTAGCGGTCTGCGTAGTACCCTCAATGGTGTATGTCACATTCGGCGTGTAGACCGTGTACTGAACCTTGTTTTTATCGAGAAATACATACGTCACGCCAGCGATAACGCGCTTGGTAACATCGTTCACGCGGATCACAAAGGTATTGCGCGGGTCTGGTATATAGATTTCAAACGGGGCTTCATCGAATAGCTCAATGTCTTTTACGTCCCGATTGTTCAGTACCAACCGATACCCAACGCCAGCCGTGAACATCTTGTAGGCCAGCTCCATATCCTTGCTCTGCTTCCCCTCGGAAAGCATAAGAGAGTTAAGTTTCTCAACCTTCTTTGGCACGGATCTCTTGCTGCCGCGAGAAATATATTGAATAGGTTCACCGGCAAATTCAGATGTCTTAAACGTGACAATCTGATTCGCAATGTTCACAACAATCTTGTTGTTAATCTCATTGTTGTAAACCTTGACTCTGTCAAGAATCGGCTGGATACCCCGCAGATACTTTTCCAGGTAAACCTCTTCAGAGCGGTTCCGTCTATGGATCTTCAGCGCATCGTTAAGGACATTAACCACATTCGCTTCAGTGATTTCCTCAACATTGGTATATATCGTGCGCCTACCATGCATTTCCATGCGTGGCATAACAGCAAGCGTGTTTTCGTTTGAATTTTTAATGCCAGCTACCTGGACAGATTCATCGCTCACGCATTTCTCACCACCCTGTCAATATAATGTAGGATTTCCACCTACGCTGCTTTCTCCCACCAAACGAACTGCGCTACGCAGCCCAGCAACCGTGTTGTCTTATGAAAGGAGGACACCCCTATGAGCGGGGTTGCAGAGGAGAGAAACAAACAAAAGCCCCTCTGCTGTCAAAGAGAAAGAAATTCATCAACAAAATAAAAAAGGACTAACTCAATTGGTGTCTTACCAATCAAGTTAGCCCCATCAGGCTGTTGTCACCGCCCAGCAGCGGCAACCGTCACTTCGTATTCGGTTCGCAGCCGTGCTACTTCATAAATTTTTAGCTTTCCGGTTCGCCTGTCGAAATCAATCTGAACACGCTTGCCGTCTGAAAGCATCTTATTCATGAGTTCCACAGCTTTCGGTGAAAGAGAAATCTCCGGTTTCAACTTATTCCCACCTAACCATAATACTTCCTATATAACATAGCATATTTAGTGTATTTTGTCAAGATGGAATAACGAGATATTGCGAGTATTTGCGAGAATTTAAAAGAATTTGCAGTGTTTTATCAAAACGGTCTGCGCATTACTTCAATCTTATTGCCGCTCAAGTTTCTGATTTCATTTTCAGCAAGTGAAAGCATGTCAGGCGCATCATCATGCGGCACTTTGCCTGACCGTGTATACGTTACCACTTCACGCATGAACATATAGTATTGGCTGCCCCTGGCGTACTTTGATTTATCCTTAAAGTAAAAGTTCTTTATGATACCGTCAGAAGCAAATTCAATCCTCGTCTGCTTATTCGATATGGTGCGCTTCGTTCTAATCGACACCTTGCCGCCCTGCTCCTTGACCAGCTTCTCGACATCACGGGCAAAATACTCCCCTGCGTTATTGGATTCAAATATAGCAGTGGAAACGCCATGCTCAATGATCTTCTTGGCGCACTGCGGTTTTGTAGATTCCGGCGGTGAATTGTCAAATACAACATCATCCAGGAACACATCATTACCATAAATCTTAAAGATGCCCATCGCAGTGCTATCGCTGCCCCTCTCTGCAGTATCACAAATAGCAATGACGGCATCAGGATCCTTATCAGCCGGAAGTTCAAAATACCGATTCAGTTCCTCTTCAGGGAACAGCAGCCCCTTGGCTTCAAACGGCTCTTGCTGGAACTGACTTGCCCACTGCACCGCAGTAACCAACTCCCGCTCATGCCGATAATACTCCGTTGTGAACATCCTCTGCCCGTGCAGCGTAATCTCAAAGTTACTCTCATCTGTAACAGGGTCAAGGGCAGGGATCTCAACAACCTTCGTCCTCCAGCCCATTGTCGGTGCAACCTCTTGCAAGCGCCCAAGCGGATCATACAAACTATACCGTGTTCCCTGCGCCACTATCGGACATCCTTCAAGCCGTCTGCCAAGCAGGTCACCTCTGACCTTATCCCAAAGCGTATCCAACCGCTGCCTGGAATTTGCTTCCAATTCATCAGACACAAGGTCATCAACGTAAAGCACACCATCCGGCGTGGCTTCCGTAGACCCCGTCAGCGCCCCGTCTATGCTTCTGCAAGTAATAGAAGCGAAACGCCTTTTCTTCTCTAAATGGATGGTCTTCTCGTCCGCATTCGTTGCTACCAGCTTTGCTTTCGGAAACACATCATAAAACAGATACTCTTCCGGCTTTTGCAGAATGTCAAGACAGCCCGTGTAAAACGATTTTACAAGGTCATTGCCAGCGCCTGAACATATCGAAGAGCCGCTCGGAGAGCGCCCCGCCCTATGCAAGACGAACATCAACCCTAATGTTGTTTTCCCCGTCCTTTTCGGTTGGCTAACTGTCAGCAGGTCAAGCTTGCCATCCTCAACATCTTGAAACGCCCTGACTATCTTTAGCAGGTTCTTCCTCCTCGGCATATAAAAACGCCTGTCGGCATTGCGCTTACTTTCTATATACAATAAGAAGGAATCAAAATCCACCGGAGCATCAAACAGCAGGGTCTTGTTATACAAATCAAAGAACCGGACACTGCCCTGCTTCACTGCCTCTTGCCCTGCCAACGGGCGCAATCTCTTACTGTACCCATGCGCCAGCACCGGATCCTCTTTCTCCAACAGCCTGACAGCCTCAAACGCATCCTCTGCCCTTCCGGCATCTTTCAGATCATGCTGAAACGCCAACTCTACCAATTTTTTTATTTCCACTTCACATCACCACCCATAAATGATATACTGAACTATCACTATATTATAAGGAGAACACTGCTATGGGATTTTCAAAACCGCAAAAAGAAATTGCCCGTGTCAAAGTACTCGGCGTTACGCAAGCCATCGAAACAAAATCATTTGTAGCGCACAATTACAATATCTACTCACTCCTTGTCGAATACATAGATGATACACGCGCCCTGGTAGAATGCGAATTTAGCGACATGCAAAAATATGTTGCCTACATCGACATAGACTAACGCCAACCGCAACCATGACCTTCTCCAACCTCGGAGAGGGTCTTTTTTCTTTTTGAGAAATTTTTCACAAGCAGCATGCGCCGCTTTTATTTTTCCCCCTCCTCCTCGGCTACGCCTCGGTCGGAGGGATTTTGGATTTTAAAGAAGGAAATCAGCCTCGGCTTCGCCTCGGAGTGCCTCCGTTTAAACCACTGCGCAGCAGATTTTGGCGAATTTTTATCGATTTATATCTAAATTCTAACTAAAAACCTTACAAAGTAAGAGAATGTAAGGTGAATGTAAGATTCAATGTAAGGTCTAAATTTTTAATGTTTTCCCTATATTTTCTTATATTTCTTTATATTTAAGAACTTTTTAATATATAAACTTATAAAACCTTACAAACCTTACATAAATTTAGCAAAACTTTTCAAACTAAAAAAATATAAAAATGAAAAAATACTATATTTTAAATAATATATACGGAAACAATGTAATGTAAGTAAGATTGTAAGGTTTGGTTCGAATTCAACCTTTTGCTTTTGAGGAAGGTCTGCCCCGCTTTTTCCCATTCGGAACCACCTCATCTATCACCATCTGCCCATCAGGTCTTGCACCCCGTTGCCGCTTCGGCTGCACACTGATCTCATACCCCAGCGCATCGCAGATCCTGACCATAGTGTTCATCTCCACGTTCCCGCTCGCAATCATGTTATTAATCGAACTTGCCCTGGCGTACCCCAACTCCTCTGCCAGCGCCATCTGACTCTTCTTGCTCTCCTTCAGCAGCGCCCTGATCGCATCCGCACATGTCATTTCCATTGCCCTCCCAAGCAAAATATCAAATCTGTATGATTCCATTTTTATATGGCACATTCATGATACACTTTTAAATGGTTTTTGTCAAGCGGGAATAGGGTCTTTTTTCATTTTTGGATGGTAAGGGGGCTAACCCCGCCGCAGTTAGATGCCTCTAATACCCCTCGGGTTAACATAATATTGTTTACCGGTGTTATCGCCGCGGTTCCGGTATAAAATCTCGCATAATCATTATTATACGCTGTTTTTTGGTTTACATAACACCATTTTTAGCTGGAACCGGCAAGCTCTTCAAAAAAAGTTGGCAAGTTGCACAAAAAATTTTGGAAAAACTATTGCAATTTACATTTTAAAATGGTATAATACTAACATCCTGGAAGGGATCCAGCAGCACGTTATTTTTTACCGTGTGGCGGGATCCGGCGCTATTCCCTATCAGCTGCAACTAATAGAGAATAGAAAAACCTGGTACCAGCTGCAACTAGTACCAGGCGAACCACAAAACAAAACCAGCGCCTATCACAACACTAAATTTTATTTTATGGAGGATTTTTATTATGGCATGCAAAACAGATTTAGTCAAGAAAGAATTTCATGGCTGCACATTTTTAGTAAACGAAAGCAAACCCGGCAAGTTGGAAAAAGATCTTGAAATTGTTAGCCGGATCCTGGAAAAAGGCGTTGAAAATTTAACAACATGTGACCGGTTCCAGCTTTTACAGATTTACAAAGCGGCATATCATGACAGCGGAAAAATAGAAGGCGTTACAAGCCTGGATAGCACGGCAAGCAATTGCGAATTTTGCAAAACAATGCGGGCTGGTAATGCTGATAATGACTCTTGTATTTGTAATATATGCTATGATATGGCGCAAGAAAGCTATAGAGTCAATGTCATGAACCGGCATTCACTCAATATGGTTATTATGATGACGGTTAAATTTTCAGTTGATGAATTAAAATATTTACCGTTGACGGCTATAGTTAGAGTGAATAGCAGCGGCGATACGCCAAATTATATTTATGCTTACAATATGATAAACGTATGTTATGCTTTCCCGCATTGCAAAATTGGATATTGGGCTAAAAACATTGCGCCCATTATTAAAGCTTGTGATGAATTAGGAAAGCCGGAAAACTTAACATTAATTCAGTCTTCTTGCATGATAGGCAAGCCCGCAAAAAAAGCAAGATATTTTGATTATGTATTTACTGTATACCCTGATAAAGAAACAACCGAAAAAGCTATTGCGGCGGGCGCAAGCGAATGCAATGGCAAAAAATGCCGTGAATGCGGATATAAATGTTATTTTGGATCTCATAGCAGCGGCGATAATATTGCCGAATTGTTAAGGGGCGCAAGCGCTGAAAAAATCCAGGCAATAAAGGCGGCGCTTTAATATGGCTATTGGTTTACTTGCTTTGATAATTGGCGGCTTGTGTTTTGCCGCTGGCGCTATTGGAAACAAAATATATTATTAATTGGATGGCTAAACATGGAAAAACTATTATTTGAACTTGCGGATCTTGACGAAAAACAGCAAGCGGATTTTTTCGATAAAATCAGCAGCGCATGCAATGAAAAAGAATTGCAAGCCCTGAAAATTGGAATTGCATACTTCCGGTTATTGAAATATCCAAAGCTTAAAAGCGCAATGCAAGCGGCGCTTGCGGAAACTTTAATTGATAATTGGAGGGCTTAACATGAAAACACTAGAATATTACGGTTCCGATACTTTGAAATTATTCAAAGAATATTATCCTAATTTTGACAGCTTAACAGATGAACAAAAAGACGATATTAACCATATAACAGATTTTGAAACTATTGTTTATTCAGTTTTAGACGGTGAAAAGATTGTTTTACATGATAGTCTTAACGGCTATATATATTCAATTGACAGCCTGGAAAAGTTTTTCAATGAAACAATAGAATATATCAATAAAGAATTGGCTGGTGAAACATGATATTATTGATATTATTAATTGTTGCAATTGCGTTAATTGCAATAGACAGCACAAAAAACCGGATACCGCGCGCGGCAACTATTAAATCATTGCAAACCCTGGAAAAGCAAAAAGCCAAACAAGAAAAAGAAACCGCCCGAATTCAGGCGAAACAAGAAAAGCAGCAGCAGCAAAAACAGCAAGCTTTACAGGATATACCATTTTACGATATCCAGCTTGAAAGATTGTATATTTCAACAGCGGACACCAGGAACCAATATAGAAAAGCGCTGGAAAATGTAAAACTTGACACTGAATTAAACAGAATTACAGATGGTAAAGCGGTAAAGGAAAAAGTTGTAAACCAGCATATAACAGACCGTGATAAAACGCTAAAAAAGCTGGTTATACTTGAAAACCAAATTCACGCGCTGGAAAAGAAAAAAGCACAAGCGGAAACAATACTAGCAAGGGAATAAAAAATCCCTTGCTTTTTTTTACGCCTATATAGCCCGCTATAATGCATTATACCAGCGCCGGAATAAAACAATATTATAGCATGCCGGAAAAGCCCGCAAAACGCAACACAAGCCCGCTAAAACAGAAAACTGTCACGGGATCCCGCTATAATTGGCAAGCTAAAAATGGCTTGTCTTTTTTAATTTCCATTTTAAGCCGTCTATATTGCATTATAAGCAACTTTTATATTTTCCCTTGTTAGAATACTACCAAAGCATAAAAAGCCCGTATACGTTAAAATACAAGGCAAGAAAAGAAAAAGCCCGCAATACATCCGTCACGGCTTGCAATAGTGGTTTACATAATATTGTTGACAGCCCTGTCACTTTAACTCACTAAAGCGTGACAGTTTCGCACTTTAGTTGGTGAAAGTTTCACCGCCCTGAAAATCCTTTCTGCGCCTTTCTGCGATTTCAAAAAAATTCCCGTTCTGCGCTTTCTGCAAAACGGGAGTTCTGTTATTCTTCCGGCACTTCTACGATCACGCCGTCAGTAATTCGTTTTTGAATTTCTTCTGCGCTCTGTTCTGCGCCCAGCGGGTTATTGGGCGTTACAACAATTTCTGTCTGATCAGCGTAGCCCATGTTATTTTTCATCAGGAAAATGCCGGACACGGGATTAATTTTCCCGTTCTGCATGTAGTCAGCCATCATGGCGGTAATGGTAGCATATGCGTTTTTTAGAAACGCCCTACCTTCTTGCGGAATATTACCACTTTCGACTCCGTTTACCCATCTCCATAATTGTTTTCTATCAGCACCAAATGCAAGCGCCATTCCTTCTACAGACGGTTTCATATCGTTCCGTTCGCAAATGGTAAAATATTCTATAGTACGTTGCTTTATGGCTTCTGCGTTTGTCATGTCCGGTCTGCCCATCTGCATTAATTCCAAATTGTGACCGATGTATTTTGCGTTATCGCCAGGGTTCGTTCGCACTGTCTGCTTTTCTGACAGGTCAGGGCGGGTTCGTTTCTTCTTTACAATATCTTTCGCCGCATCAATCACTTCCTTCTGCGCAGTATGGTTAGCCATCGATATCACCTCCGTCTTCATAACAGGCATACCGGCTGCGTTCTTCTGCAATTTCATCCAGGGTCATCGGCTCGGTATCGTCTTCTTCAGTGGCAACTATCACAACATACATAATAAGCACCATCATGGCAATGAATGCGAAAAAGATAATAGCGCCCTTTAAAATTACCATTCATTTAACCTTCTTTCTGTTCATTTTCTGCCGGTTTAATTTTAACATTATAAACCGCCTCGATAAAAGCATCCGCGTTATCTAGGTTTCGTTCCAGGCGGTAAGCATTCGCGGCTAATTCTGCCCGTTTCCACAGTTCTGCATTCTCACGGAGGATCCGCATTGCTGAATCAAAAGCGCCTTTGTCAAGGTCAAATTGCCGCATTGCTTTGTTCTTCTGCGCCTCTCCCTGCTCTTTACTGATCAGACCCTGCCTGAAGCGGGAGTAAATGTCTTTGAGGGAGAGGAAGAGCGCCCGTTCAGGGCAGGTCATCTCGGCAGCTGGCGGCTGCCCTGTGACGGCGCATTTAATTATGTCTTCCTTTAAAACGGTATTTCAACCTCCTTTGCTATTTCTGTATCGGATACAGGTTCGTCCGGCGCAATCTTTATCCATCCACGCTGCGTTCCGTATTCCGCGCTTATGTGTATTGGTTTATTGCTGCGCTGCCAATTGGATTGCTTGCTCATAATTAAGGCGATAATGTGGGCATCTGCCCTGGACGGATCCCGTATAGTATCCCCTTCCATTGGCAGTGCTTCTCGGGCTATTTGCCTGGCACACACTTTTTCGCCAACATCCTTCTTTGACAGGTAGTCAATTATTGCGTTATCCCGCCAATCCTCAACCATGCTGTTAGCTTGCGCTGCGCGGTAATCCTCTACAAGGTTTTTATCAGCAAAGTTCTGCATCTTCCCTACTTTGAATTTATCACGGGCTTCTGCCCAGCATAGAAGGATATAATCACGGCATTCTTGCTCCATGTCATAAAGATCATACCCGCTCATGTTCACCTGCACGGGATACCATCTTCTATTGCCGGTACGGTCAGAAAGGAAAAATTGCGTATTTGTTGACCCTACGAAAATACACCGTCGCGGCAAGTTGGTTGGATTCTTTGCGTATGGTTTGCGGTATCTGTCAACCTGGCGTGTAATGTACGCTTTTACTGCTTCCTGTTCTGATGACCGTTTCAGGGCAAGCATTTCTGATATTTCACAAATCCACGCGCCCTCTAACTGTTCTATCGAGGCTCCGCCATCAAATGATGTACATTCACTATAGTAATCATCGTGGATCGCAAGCCATTTGATTATGGTAGATTTTCCCTCTCCCTGCTTTGTGCCGATCAGGACAGGAACATCGTCAAATTTGCAGCCTGGATTGTAGAGGCGGTTTATCCCTCCGGCAAATATCAGCCGTGATACTTCCCTTGTATATGGCGTATCATCGCAGCCCATATATTTTATCAAAAATTCTGATATTCTCGGTAC